CTTTAACCCTTGAAGAAAAAAATAAGATTTTTCAAAAGTCAAATAACTTCCAAGACTTAACTGTATTGGTAGATTTATTAATTATGAAACTCCAAGTTAAGAACGACAAAGGCGAATTAACAAAAGCTTTCCAAGCAGAAGATAAATTTTATTTAAGAAAAAAAGCAGACTCCAATGTTATTGCAAAAATAGCCAATCAAATTCTTGCTGATACTCAATACGAGGAAGCCGAAAAAAAGTAACTAGCGATCCTCAAACGAGGTCGCTTCTAGTCCTAGCAGACAGACTCCACATCACAATCCAACAAGTTTTAGATATGCCAGTAAGCCATTATAATCTTTGGTTAGCTTACTTGAAAAAAGAACAAGATGAGTATAAAAGTCAAGAGAGAATGGCACAACATAGAAAATAAATTAAATGGCACAAAAATTAAAAATAGACATAGTAGCAAAAGATAGGTCGAAACGAACATTACAAGGTTTGCAAGGAAGCTTGGGAAGATTAAAAAATTCTGTTTTTAGTTTGCAAAATGCTTTTATAGGTTTGGGTGCTGGTCTTGTTATTAGAAATATTGTTAATACAGGAAAGCAAATTGAAAACCTACAAGTTCAATTAAAATTCTTATTTGGTTCAGCAAAAGAGGGTGCAAAAGCTTTTGATGAAATGGCAAAATTTGCATCTAAAGTTCCTTTTTCTCTAGAAGAAATACAAAAAGGTTCAGGTGTTCTTGCAGTAGTTAGTGATGACGCAGACGAACTAGCAAACTTAATGAAAATTACTGGTAATGTAGCAGCAGTTACAGGACTAGATTTTAAAACAACAGCAGAGCAAATTCAAAGATCAATGTCAGCTGGTATATCAGCAGCAGATTTATTTAGAGATAAAGGTGTTAAAGATATGCTTGGTTTTAAAGCTGGTGCAACAGTATCAATAGAAGAAACAGTAGCAGCTTTTGAAAGAGTATTTGGTAGTGGTGGAAGATTCGATGGTGCAACTGATGAATTAGCAAAAACATTAGGTGGTACTCTTTCTATGATAGGAGATAAAGTTTTTAACTTTAAAAGAGTTCTTTTAGATGCTGGTTTCTTTGCCCAATTAAAACAACAATTTGGCGATATTAATAAATCGTTAGCAAAAAATTCAGAAACAATGGATAAGATTGCAGTTACTATTGGAACACTTTTAGCGATGGCAGTTGAAAAGATTGCTAATGGTTTTAAATTACTAGCAAAATATTCATCAGAAGTAGGCACAGCTTTTAAAGTCATAGTATCATTGAAAATTGGATTTATGCTTGTTAGATGGGCTAGAGCATTAATTCCTATTGTAGCTTCAATGAGAGCATTAGTTGCATTATCAGGAGTGGGTTTACTTGCAGTTGCAGCTTCTGTTACCGCAGCAACAGCAACATTTTTTTTATTAGGCAAAGAACTTGATAAAATTGAAGAAAAAATTAATAGAAATAATCAGGCATTTAAAAAACAAAAAGAATTTTTCAAACCAAATATGCTTGATGTAGCTGGAGAACTAAAAGAAGTAGAACCAGTTAAAAAAATGCACGAAATATTAAAGGAAATGAATGAAAAAACTATTACTGATATAAGACAGAAATTTAAAGATATTAGAACAATTATTGCAAAAGGTATTTTTAGTGGAATTGAAAAAGTTTCAGAGGGTTTAGCAAGATCAATTATTCTTGGAGAAAAATTAGCAGACACTTTCAAAAATATGGTGCAAAATGTTTTAGTAAAACTTTTGGCCCAATTAATAGAATTTGGAATTCTATTAGCTATGAGAATAAGTATGCGACTTATTGAAGAACAAATAATGAAAAGACAAACAAATGAATTAAGACAACAAAACTCTTTATTAAAACAACAAATGGCATTAAAAGCAGTAACAGCTATATTTGGTGGTTTTTTTGCTAGTGGTGGTGCTGTATCAAAAGGTCAGCCAGTTGTTGTAGGAGAACGTGGGCCAGAATTATTTGTACCTAATCAAACAGGACAAATTACACAAAATGCTAGAGGTACTGGTGGTGGTGCAACTAATGTTAATTTTAACATCACAACTTTAGATGCTAGAGGATTCGATCAAATGTTAGTACAAAATCGTGGAACAATAACACAAATTATTAATCAAGCTGTCAACGAGAGAGGAAGTAAAAACTTAATCTAATGAGTGGTGCATTTCCTATATCATCTGCAAAATTTGGAACTTTAGGAATAAGGTCAAATCAAACGACTATTATATCTAAAAGTGATAGTGGTAAAAGATTAGTTAGACAAATAGACAATCAACGATGGGGTTTTTCAGTTCAAATTATTACTGCAAAACGAAGTGATGTTTATGGCGATTTGATGGCTTTTATAACTAAACAAAGAGGTAGTAAAGAAACCTTTACTATTATCCCACCAGAAATTGAAGATGCTAGAGGAAATGAAGCTGGAACTGTATTAGTTAATGGTGTTCACGCAGTTGGAGATACAACGATTGCTATGGATGGTTTTGGTGCAGATGGTGCTGGAAGATTTAAAGCTGGAGATTTTTTAAAGTTTGCTTCACATACTAAAGTTTATATGGTTGTTGCAGATGTAACAAGTTCAAGTAACGCAGCAACAGTTACAATCGAACCACCTTTAATTACTGCTTTAGCAAATGATTCAGTAGTTGTTTATGACAATGTTCCTTTTACAGTTTATTTAACAAATGATATGCAAGAATTTGGAGTGAATGGTGCTGATAAAGATGGAAACCTTTATTACGAGTACCAATTTGATGTTGAAGAAGCTTTGTAATGAAATATTTAATCAGGCATTATCTCAATGTAGATGCCACAGCAGAAGTCATTGTAGATGAAAGCGAAATTAATATTCACTTAAATGATTTAAAAGAACATAAAAAGCCAAATAGTAAATGTAAATTTAATGTGTTAAAAGGAAATGAAAAACTAATTAGAACAACTTACGAGAAATATGACGAGAAGCTTAACATCATCAGTAAAGACGGAACTAGCAACAAATGATATACGGCCAGTTCATCTTATCACTATCGGCTTTGCTACTCCTGTTCATCTTACAGATTGCTCCTACCCTTTAACTTCATCTATATCAGGGGGGTCAGTTACTTATTTAGCTTCTAGTTTTATAATGGCTATTTCTTCTTTTACAGAAGAAACCGATATTGCCAAACAATCCCTAGACTTAACTTTGTCTGGTGCAAGTCAAACTTTTATCTCAACGTGCTTAAATGAAAATGTAGTCAATGATAGTGTTACGATTTATCGTGGTCTATTAAATGATAGTAATGCTTTAATTGCTGATCCATTTCTTTTGTATAAAGGCACGATTGATACATTTGGAATATCTGAATCTGGTGAAGATAGTAGTGTAACATTAAGGATAGTTTCACATTGGGCAGATTTTGAAAAAGAAAATGGAAGAAAAACAAATAACATATCTCAACAAAGATTCTTTAGTGCAGATGTAGGTATGAATTTTAGTAGTCAAACAGTTCAAGATATTAAATGGGGTAGATCATAATGGGATTTTGGAAAAGCATAACACAAATATTTAAAGCACCTCTTAAAATTATAACAACATTTTTATCTTGGTTAATTCCTCAACCACAAGTACCTGATTTTGGAGATAGTGAATTTGATACTTATGAAAAAGGTATTTTATTAAATAAACAATCTAATGACGCAAATATTCCTGTTATTTATGGAACAAGAATGGTGGGTGGAACTAGAGTGTTTATGGAAACAAGTGGAACAGATAACACTTATTTATATATGGCTATTGTTATGGCAGAGGGAGAAATTAACGATATAACTTCTATTATTATTGATGACAAAACAGTTACTTGGTCAGGAGATTTATCTGACAATCAACAACGAACAGTTGGAAGTGGAGATAGTAATTTTTATAAAGATTCAGCAAGTTTAATTACAGTTGAACCTCATTATGGAACTGATGGACAAAGTGCATCATCATTATTATCAACATTAAGTTCTTGGGGATCAACACATAAATTATCTGGGCTATGTTATATCGGTTTACGATTTACTTGGAATCAAGACGCATTTCGTGGAATACCAAAAGTTCAAGCGATTGTTCAAGGTAAAAAAGTAGTTGCTTATAATTCAAGTTCAGTAGCACAAACAGCAGCACACTCTGATAATCCAGCTTGGTGCTTATTAGATTATTTAACAAACGCAAGATATGGAAAAGGTTTAGCGATTGGGGATATTGATATTCCAAGTTTTTATACAGCTTCAGGAGTTTGTGATACTGACGTTACTCCTTATGGATCAGCAACCGCTATTGATATTTTAGATTGCAATGCGGTATTAGATACTTCAAAAAAAATTATAGACAATGTGAGAGAACTTTTAAATGGGTGTCGTGGTTATTTACCTTTTGCTAGTGGAAAATATAAATTACTTATTGAAACAACAGGATCAGCTTCTATTACTTTAACCGAAGATGATATTATAGGTGGCTATTCATTACAAAGTGAAGATAAAAATTCCAAATACAACAGAGTTATAATTTCATTTGTTAATCCAGCAAGGAATTATCAAGTAGATGAAGTTCAATGGCCAGAAGTAGATGATAGTGCTTATACGTCAGCAGATCAACACGCAACAATGAAAACTGCTGATGGTGGTTTTTTATTAGAGGGAAGATTTTCCATGAAAACAATTACGAGTCCATATCAAGCTTTAGAAATGGCAGAGGTCATATTAAGACGTTCAAGAGATGCTTTAAAATTAAGTATTAATTGTAGTGGCGATGCTTATGATTTAGCCATTGGAGATATAGTGGCGATTACTCATGCAAGTATTGGATTCTCGGCAAAAAATATGAGAGTAGTAGGTATAGATTTCTTAGAAGATTATACAATAGGATTATCTTTAATTTCTCACCAAGATGCACACTTTACTTGGGCAACTAAAACACAAGTAGCAGCAACACCTACTACAACACTTCCTAATCCATTTGTTATTCAACCACCAGCAAGTGTTACTTTAGATGATGAATTAATTGAATATAATGATGGAACTGTAATTGTAGCTTTAAATGTAACGATAGGTGCTAGTACCGATAAATTTGTGGACTATTACCAAGTGGAATATAAATTAAGTACCGATTCAGATTATATTATTTATGCACAAGGTTCAGGTTTAAATCATAGAGTCTTAAATGTAATTGACCAAAAAATTTATAATGTAAGAGTTAAAGCAGTTAATGGTTTAGGAGTTAGTTCAACTTATGTAACAGCAACAAGAACAATAATAGGTGCTATTGAACCACCTAGTGATGTAGAAGATTTTTCTTGTAATATTTTAGGACAAGAAGCACATTTATCTTGGGCACAAATAAGTGACCTCGACCTCGCATATTATCAAGTGAGGTTTTCTTCTTTAACAGATGGAACAGCAGATTGGGCAAACTCTGTATCTTTAGTAGAAAAGGTATCAAGACCAGCAACTTCAATTAACGTACCAGCAAGGGTAGGAACTTATCTTATAAAAGCCATTGACAAATTATCCAACTTTAGTTCTAATTCCACAGGAATTATTTCTAATGTTACATCAATTCAAAATTTTAATACAATAACATCAGTATCAGAACACCCTACTTTTGGTGGAACATTAACTAATACAGCAATAGTAGATGACACTTTAAGATTAGATTCTTCAGAATTATTTGATGCAGCAAGTGGATTGTTTGATGCAGAAACAACTAGATTCTTTGATTCAGGTATTGCTAATGCAGATTTTTATGCAAGTGGTAATTATTTATTTGCAGATGTAGTTGAT